GAACTTCTCTTACATCTAGTGTTGGCACTGTTGGCACATCAGTATTTGTTACTGGAGTATCTAGCACTTCTTCAATAGGAAGTTTCTCTATTACAGGTGATGCAGAGATTACTGTTGTTGCAGCAAGTGAACCTAAATTAGATGTTTCTTTGGGGACATCTAATGTTGGTATATCAGTTGTTGCATCTCCTTCTGGTAATGCACTGACCTCGGCACTAGGAACTGTTACACCAGCAACAGATCAGAATATATCTGTAACTGGTATTGGAACAACACTTTCTTTAGGAGATGAAACGCAAGAAACTAGCTATGAAGCACCTAGTGTTTCTGCTACATCTAGCATTGGAACTTTAAATATTCGCACAGATGCAAGCTTTACACTAACTGGAGTTTCTGTTACAAGTGCAACTGGTACTTTACAAGGGACCTTCTGGTCACAAGTAGACGACTCAAACAGCGATATAAGTTGGACGGAAGTTCATAAGGCTGCATAAAAGTTTTGACAAACTTTAAAATAATCATTAAATTTTAAATTAGGAGATTAAATGGCATCAACATTTTCGACAGGTTTAAGAATAGAACTACAAACTACAGGAGAAAATTCTGGAACTTGGGGTACTATTACAAACAATAACTTTTCTCAAGTATTTGAATTTGCTATTGCTGGTGTTTATGCAAAAACTCTTTCTGGAACAGGGCCTACAACTTTAACAAATAATGATGGACCACAAACTCAAGCTAACAATGAAGCTAGACAAAACCAAATAATTTTTTCTGGAACTATTTCTACTACTCACATAGTACAGTTTCCAACCACACAAAAAACATACGGACTTTACAATAATATTTCTGGTGGCGCAGACGTCACTGCAAGATTAGGTGCTACAGGTAATACAGTTACAATAACAAACGGTAAATATAGATTAGTTGCTACTGATGGAACTAATTGGTATGATATTTTTTCTCTTGCTGGTTTAGGTGAGGCATGGATAGAAAAAAGTGGAGACTACACAGCTTCAGATGGTGATAACATATTTGTTGATACGTCTGGAACTGCTGTACAAATTACTTTACCTGCTTCTCCTTCAATTGGAAACCAAGTAAAAATAATTGATTCACATGGCACATCAGGAACCAATGCCATTACTGTTGCAAGAAATGGATCTAAAATACAAGGAGCAACATCAGATTTAACAATTTCAACTAACCGTGCTGGTATAGCGTTGGTGTTTTATGACAGTGACAACGGTTGGTTATTAAAGTATAACGATTAATTATGGCTAACTTACAAGATATAGTAAATAGAAGTGAAGTAGGAACAATTAAACCTTGGGGTAAAGCAACTGCTCCTAATGGTTATCTTTTATGTGACGGTTCAGCTGTTTCAAGAACTACGTATGCCGATTTATTTACTGTCATAGGAACTACTTATGGCACAGGCGATAACTCAACAACTTTTAACGTGCCTGATCTTCAAGGTAAGTTTCCACAAGGTAAAAGTGGTACAACTAACTTAGCTACCACAGGTGGCGCTAATACAGTTACGGTTGCTGTCACCAACAACCAAGCTGCAACAAACGCTACAAATCAAACTGTTTCGATAACAGGAAATATTGACAACACATCATTAACTTCCGCACAGCTAGCTTCTCATGACCATATTTATGCTGTATTTATGAATCCAGGGGGTGGTCCTGGAGGTGCTATGAGAGCTAATTCTCTACACCCAACTGATCAACAAGGAAACACTGAAAACACTGGTTCAGGAACTGGTCACAACCACTCACACAATTTATCTGGAACATTATCAGGTAACATTACAACAAGTTTAACTGGATCGGTTACAGCCTCTGGTACAAATTCATTTTCACCATTTGTAATCACTCAGTATATTATAAAACATTAGGAGATATTGATGGCGACACAAATTGTAATTGCAAATAATGAAAGTATTATTGTAGATAATAATTATCGTATTGCGTGGGCTGACAAAGGTAAAAACTGGGTTGATGGTTGGTGTCCAAGCAATTTTCACTATGTTATTTGGAACGATTTAATAGGGCAAAATGAAATACAAACAAAAGATCCTTCAACAGGTAATATGACAGGTAATACCGATTTAAACGCTACAAGTGATGCAGTAGGATCTACAACTGTTGCTGATTTACTAACTTGGGCGGAAACTAGAAAAGGTCAAATAGAAGCTGCTAAAACTGCTTTACAAGCTGCAATTGATGCTGACGAAAAAAACGGCACCACGGATGCAGAGGGTAAAACATGGATAGATTATGATTCTAATTATTCTTAGACTTACCCTTTTTTAAATTTCTATTTACAGTATCCGAATCTTTTTCCATCTCAAAATCTGCATAAGGGCCGTTTAAATCCACATAGTGTATAAATAGTTGATGATGCCAGCAAGTTTGTGGTTGATTAAAAATAGGCCGCCAATGTTCTATTTTTGTGCCCTTATAAATGACACCATCACCTACATTAATTACTATCGGTATGTCACCCATGCATAAAGGCCATTTATAATTTTTATTTTCATAATTATAATTTAAAGAGATAGAGGCACTTATTTCACAGGATGGTCTGTCTTTATGTCTAATCAATTCTGACCCCCCATAATAAACTCTATTGTATGAGTAAATTGGTTTTAATTTTAAGTTAGATTCATGTTCCATCACAGGTAACAAGTGATACAAAATATTCGTGTATATTTCTGATTGTGATGAATGAGCAGTTGTAGAATTTGGAGCTTGTACATCAGGTGTTTTTTGATTTTTAATACTATAAAGAGTTAAAAAATCTGCTAAGTCTTTTGACATCATATCTTTTACATATTTATAATCTTCTTTCATTAATGAATCCATGTGATTACAGCATGTCTATCACCATTTGTTACAGGCGTAACAGCATGAGGAAAACAAAAATTACTTGGAAATACAACTGCACTACCAGTTTTAGGTGGCACTTTGTATTTTCCACCAAAAAAAACAAAATCCCCACCGTCATAATCTTCATTTAAAATAAAAGAACAAGTCAATACTCTAGGATGAATGTCTGCATGATCCGTATGTTCTTTATATTCACCTTGTTGTGTTCCAATATAAATTAAGTGCTGATAACCAGTATCCTCAACAGTTAAGCCTGTGTTAAAAAAAGAATGGTCTTTAGCATAAAGTTTTAACATTTTGCCTACAGCTTCATATAAAGGTGTATTAAATTTTTTATCTAACCAATCCATATAACATTTTCTAGGGCTATTTTTTAAATTTTTGTTATTTTCGTTGTCTAGAATAGGAGCTTTTGTAAAATTTAAATTTTTTGAATTTTTTATTATTGCTTCACATAAATCTTTGTCTAATAAATTCTCATAGCAATGTATGTAATCTGTAATTTTTATCATTATTTATAACTTTTCTTTTTCCAAAACATTTTTTTATATCTGTCCATCCATTTGCTATGTAATAAATCTAATGTGAATTGATGTTTTTCTTCTTTATAAAAACCAGACCACATTTTCCATGATTCACGTTTAAATGGTATAACTTGAACCATAGGCTCTCCTTTTTTTATTAAAAACTGTTTATCTCTTTTATTTAAAATGAAGGGAAAATTTATTACATTTATATAAACATCTGTGTCTACTACTCCTGCTATAATATCAAATCTATCTTCTAACCTATTCATAGGTTTTACAAATAAACAACTATAACCTGGAGGTGTTTTTATAAGCCATTTATTTATAAATTTGCCAGCGTTTTCTCCCGTTGTTTTTTTCCATTCTTCTGGTAGCTGCGTTTGATTATGAAAACCAAAATCATTATGTTCTTTATTAGCTGGTGTTACAGAAAAATCATCTTCAACAGGATCGACTAAATAATCTTGATCAAAAGGTATGATGTATCCCATAGTTAGTGAATCTAAAAAAGGTATGCATGTTTTAATAGTAGGCCTATGCATATTATTGTCCGTAAATCTTAAAAGTTTTTTGTATTCATCTGGTATAAATCTATTAGCTGGCTGTGGGTGAGGCCAAACATCGACCATGCTTCCATTTGTTGCACAAAAAGTAATTTTATTTTCAAACATGGTTTTTATTCCTTTATTACTAAATTAAATGACATTGAACGTCTAACCTCTCCTTTAATTTTTGTTTTAAAAGGATAAACTGTATGTTGTTGATTAGCTTGAAACAAATAAAAATCACCTACTTTTGGATCACACCAATATAATTTTCTATCAAAACCCATAAAACAAAGTTGTCCGTCATGAAATTTGTGCTTGTGTTTTGCGTCATTTATATATTCTGGAATTTTTAAAAAAAGAACACAAGACCAGCCATCGTTGTTAGGACCATTGTGCGTGTGCACAGGATTATACTCACCTTCTTTCATATCATTTATCCAACAGCTTTTAATTTGAGTTTGTATTTGCGGATTCTCTAAAAGACCAAAATTATTTAAAGTCATCATGTAATCATTTATAAAAAAATTTATTTTATTAAATATTTCTAGTTTAGGTAAAAATTCTACTATGCTTAATTCCGTATCTAATCTTCCAGCTAAATGTTTACTTTGACTTAATAAATTTTTTTTATTTTTCTCGTACTCTTGATTAAGCTCGTTAATCATCTCTATAGGAATTCCGTACTTTTTAATTATTGTACCGTCTACTATGGTTTTCATTCTGTTTTCTATCTCATGTTATACCATAAACTCGATGTCAAGAAAACAATTATAAATAATTCTGTTGCAGAAGATTAAAATATGCTTACATTAGGTTCTCACCAAAATTAAAAATCACAGGAGAAAATATGGAAAACCAAGAAATAAACAAAGCCATTGCCTACCTTGCAGATAAGGTGAGCAAATATCATGAAAGACTATTAGCTGTTGAGAGAGATATGGAACGTCATCTAAAAGAATGTAATCATCACAGTCATGATGCAGATCCGACTTGTCCAATATGTGAAGGACAAGGATGTGAGTGTCAACAATCCTAAGACTTTGGAGTTTGACCTAACATATCTTTTAATGATGGAGCAAATACTTTAACATCTCGTCTGATTTTTTCAGCAGTTGTTGA